GCCACCGGGTCAAAGGCCGTGTACATCGCCACGAACTGTGTGCGAATTGTCTCGTAAAGGGCCTGTGCACGGGCCGCATGGGTCCCGTAGTCGTCGTGAATCATGGCGAGGTCACTCACCCCTTGACCAGCCGCCGAGGCCGTGCTGAGGTGCAAATGAGCGGCATCCATGCTGTGCACGAAATTGGGGGCGAGGCCGCTGGCGTGCTTGGTCAGGCTGGGTTCGTCAGTCTCGGACAGCACCTTGATCTTAACCAGCCCGTGAAGGCGGGTGTTGATACGATGCTCTTGTGCCTCGAAGTAGGACTGACTAGCCGGGAAGCCGGAAGGTGTCTGCCACTGGATGAAGGGCTCGGACCCTTCAGGCAAGGAACGCAGCGCTGGGCGGGCTGACTTCTTGAGCCAGTCCATAGCCTCTCGCCCCTTAACCACAACGTCACCAATAGCGGGCCACACCGCCTTCATCAGCAGGGCTGCTGCTTTGCGGTACTCCGTCTTGTCGAACGTGGGGCCGATGCCTGCCCGGAGGTAGTCGTCAATCACGTACTCGGTGGCCGACCGCAGGGTTACACCGTATGGCGTAGTCATCACGCTACGCTTGACGGCCTTGCGGCTGATGCCGTGCTCAAGCCAAGCCTTCTGGAGCTTCTGCTCGGCAGGGTCATCGAGCTTCATAGCACGAAGGCGTACCGTAGCAGCCTCGGCCACGCGGTTGTAGATGTCTTCCATCACCGTGTTAGCCGTGAGGTTCGTAGCCTTACCACCAATCTCGTCACGGAACAGGGCGCTCAGGTTCTGCAAACCGTTGCAGCTACCGTCCATGCTGATAGGCAAGTGGCTAACGAAGGTGTCAGGGTTCTTGAGGTAGTCACCGTACTCCAGCACCCATGCCAGAAACTGCAAGGGGTCGCTAGCCTGTTGCCAGTCGCTGTTAGCGATAGGGTCTGAGGCCATAGCCGCGAAGTAATCCCGGCGCTCGTTGACCCATTCATGCCGCGCCTCTAGCGTAGCCTTGTCGAAGCCCCACTTGTTGGCACCTTGGATGTGGAACCAGCGCACTGCGGTGGCGTCCGGTAGGGCCATGCCCTTAGAGAAGTGCAGCAGGGCCTTAGATAAGTCCGAGCCTTGTGGGTTGAGCCCGTAGGTCAGAGGGTAGAGCCTGCCCCGGCTGTCAGCAAAGTGCACGAAGTGGATAGCGGGATAGAGTCGGAAGGTTTCAGCAGCGCGGGTGGCCGCATAGAACCTACCGTAGCGGGTGCCGAGCAGCTTGCGGCTGGTATACCAGTCGGCCATCATGTGCTTCCATGTAGTGAACTCGGCCTGCTGTGCCTCGGTCATGGCTTCTGCCTTCATGCCCTTAACCAGCCACGTGGGGGCCGCTGGCTTGGGGCTGTCTTCAAGGGACACAATCTCCTTGGTGCTGAAGTTACGGGCAATCTCTCGCACGGTGTCCAGCATTCGGCCATTGACGGCCCATGCCGTATCCTGTAAGGCGTTGACCGCAGCGTACACAACTGGCATGTCTGTCTGCGCCACAGTCTGACGGCATAGCTGGGAGCCGTGCACTAGGTTGTTGCTGGTGTTACGCATACGTTGGGTGTGGAACCCGCCGACTTGGCCGAAGCCCCAAGGCAAAGGTTTTTCTACGCACGGGCCAAACACCGGCATGGTCACAGCGACGTAGGCCTTCACCTTGTCGATGCGCTCCATAATCTCGGGGTTCACGCTGACCGTGCGCTCCTTGCGCTTCATACCAGTACGTAGCTCTGGACCAATCTCCAGCAGGCCAGCCGCTTCCAGCAAGCCCAGCAGATAGAAGCCAACTTGCTCACGGCTACCGATCTGCCACTCCGTTACGCTGATGCCCGCCTGCTTGGCCTGCATCATGAACACCGTCATGCGGTGCCGCTCGTCCTTGCTTAGTCGGCGCCCAAAGTCACGGGCCAAGGTAAAGTACAGCTCGGGGTTGTGAGCTTCAATCTGGACAAGGCAAAGCTCTCGGTGTACTGTGCGACCAATTCCGTAAGCGAGCTTGCGGTGTCCTTCGGGTGTCGGGCCGAGGAGATTGCTAAGGGTATACCGAATAGCAAGGAAGGCAACGGCTTCTGCGTCAAGGCCGTCGAGGAGTGAGGCATGAGCTTGGCGCACGCCTGCTCGTTTGACACTGAGTTCTGACTTAATGGCTGAAGCAAGCGGCAAGACGTATTCACGGAATATCTCCTTAGCGTAGGGGTTTTGATAGGCGCGGCCAGAGTCCTCGGCCTTGTTCATCATAGTCTCTGCACGGATGATACCATCACCGTACATGTTCGTCTCGATCTGCACTTGCGTCAGTAATGTCATAGCTTCCTTATTTTACGTCTGTGCGAATACCCTTGTACCGCGGCTCACGAAGCAGCCCGGTGTTGGTCAGGCCCATAGCCTCAACCTCTACGATCTTGCCAATGATCTTGCTGTTGTCTAGGAAGAACTCCTCGACCTCGGCTTGCGTCAGTCCTGTGCTTACGTTCTGTAGCTTACCCTTGAACGACACGACAAGGCTCAGCGTGTTCTTGCCGGTCTTCTCGCCCTTGGCAAACTCGACGCCGACCACTGGCAAGGACTCGCTTATGAGGGGCTTGATCTTAATGAACTCACCGCCCTTGCCGGAGCCCACAACGTAGCGCCCCTTGGGGTCGGCGCTGATGATGCCGTCATGCCCGCCCAATGCCTTGAGCCACTTGGCGTGTGCCAGTACGCTGTCTTCGTGGTGGAACTTGAGGATGTATGGTCGGATGACATACGTGATGTACGGGGCAGGGGTGAAGGTGTCAACCAGTGTGGCGATGCGTACTTCATACGGTGCCTTGTAGTTACCTTGCTCACTCTCACCAAGGTACACCACCGGGCCGCTTGTGCTCTCTGTGTTGTACATCCAAGGCACTACGTCGAAGGGCACGAAGCCTAGCTCGGGGCTGTTGGTGTGCCTGCGGAAGTGTCCGCTAATCTCGCTGAAGGGTAGGCTAGGCCACCATGCCTCGCCGCAGATAGCGATGCGCCCTTTGCTCAGGTCGTAGTGATAGGGCAGTGCATCCGCAATGTGCTGCATAGAGCGCACCACTTCTCCGGTACGGGAGTAGGCATTGACGAACTCGCCATCGTCGTAGCAGAAGATGGCATGGCACCCATCATACTTGGGCATGACGATGCGCTCAGCGTGGTTGATGTCGGCTTGGAGCTTCTTGCTCAGAGCGCCCTGCTCGATAGCCTTGTGTACTATGTAGTCTTTAGCCATGTGGGTGCCTCCGTTGTGTGCTGTCCATGCACTCGTTAATGATGATGACTGCATTGGCAAAGCCTGTGTCAGCCGCAAGGTTCTCTGCAAGCTGGGCGTACAGGTCAGCCTTGCTCTCGTCGCCGCCGAAGTCGAGGCCGTCAACAACTTGATAGATGTTGTCAGCAATCTCTCCGATAGGTAGCGAGGTGTCCCTCGCATACAGTGCCCCGGCTACTGCGTAGGCATTGCCTAAGTTACTCATGATAACCTCTCTGCCCAGCGGGCTATGTGTTTGTTGAACCAGCGGCGTATCACGTAGCTACGCACTACGCTAATTACCGTGAACAGCACGCCTATCTGGAGGTTCTGTGCTAGCGTGATGTGGAAGCCGAACTGTGGAAGGATAAGGGCATTAGCCGTGAAGTTAATGCCGTACCCTATGAGCACGTTGGCCCACGCTTCTATGAAACTTCCGCGCCTACTTTGTAGCACGGGCAATCTCAGCAAGGAACAGACCGTTGCAGTTCAGGTGGTCGATGTGCAACTCACCGGACTCTTCATCCTTAGCTTGCAGCCCGTGCTCCATGATAGCAGCGTAGTGCCGGAACAGGCCGTCTAGGTAGCGGCGCTCGTTGTCTTCTACCTCTCGCCAGCTATGTGCCGCATACTTCTTAGCTCCAAACATTAGCACCTTGACCACACCTAGTAGCCCAGCCAGCATACCCTTGCCAGATAGCAGCAGGCCCCACTGTGCCTTGCCTCCGTCGAACTTCAGGCCGCCTGCTTGACCTACTCTGGGGGTCTTTGCTTCGGGCCTTTTAAAGCGGGAACAGAAAAAATAGTGGGCGCATCCATAAACCTTGACCGTATCAACACGAGTGACATCTTGTACTATGTACTCCTTATATTTGATTAGCCCGTAGATTGTCTCTACTGCCACAACCTTATCGCCTACCTTAAACATAGAAACTCCAAAAGGATAGATGCTACCCCGAAGGGTAGGTCTATAGGTTAACTGGTCAACAAGCTCTTACGCTTTGCCTTACTGTTCTGGGTGTACCGGCTTCTTGCAAAGCCGCCGCAGTCTCCGCACTGATAGCGGGTGTACTCACCTGTCTGGGTCAGCGCGGGCTGGTCCATCGGGACGAGGTTAACGCTTGCACAGCGCGGGCAGCGGGTGTGCTCGTCGTCGTAATAAGCGGCTACGTTAGGGTGCCCGATCATATAAGGCCGGAGCTTGAGGTACAGCTCCTCCGTGGCAGGCACGTCGATGCAGTTGTACTTCTTCATCACGCGCCACGCCTTGGGGTTACCCTTCAGGCACTCGTTCCACAAGTCCATGCCGGGGAACTCGGTGTGCTGGTACTTGACTGTCTCAGTCAGGTGGTCGCTCAACCAAGCAAGACGGTTGCTCGTAAACTTTGCAACTTCCTTAGCGGCCAGCATCGTGTCGATGACCTTGATCGGAGGCAGCGGTAAGAACCCTGCCTCAATGAACCGAGCATTGATCTTCTTCATGTCAAAGGCTTTGCCGTTCTGGGTAATCACAATGTCGATGTTACTCAACAGTGCATGTAGCCCAACCAGCAAGCGCTTGTCGTCACGGGGGTCAGCCTCGTTGCGGCAGTCGTCGTACACCACACGCTTCTTACCAAGCTCCTTGGCACAGTAGCTCATGATGCTCCACTCTTTAACGATCTGGTTCAGCCCGATGTTAACCTTGAAGAGTGACCAGACATGGGCAACGATGGGACTTGTCTCGATGTCCAGCGTCCAGATGCGTGGGCCCTTCATGCTCCTGCACCTAGGCCCCAGCCCTCAGAGCGCTTTCTTTGCGGCCCGTGAGGCCCTTGCTTTGGCGTTAGCCCGATCTCTTTTCTCATCAGCGTTCCTGTGTGTGGGGTGCAGCAGCCCATGCTGGCCTGTCCCGTGGGTTTGTAGATATGCAGCGCACCCGTTAAGGAACGCCGCGAGGTTTTGAACACCGTAGCGTTTGTAAGAGTTCTCGATCTTGCCGAGCACTGCGTTGCAGCCGCTGCATATCACATCCCGCATGTGCCCTGTGCTGTGATCGTGGTCCCCGCAGGGACGTTTGATGCTTAGCTTGCACAGGGCACACCGACCGCCGTTAGCTAGGAGTCTCGCCTCCCGCCACTTCGTCAAGGATGTGGCCGTTAGCCGCTGCGTTGTTAATGTTGTCTGCAAGAGTTACCCTCCGTCTTAGTTCTTTAATAGCATTGACCACCGTATCAGTGCCGGCAAACTCTGGGTGATTGACGGTAAACAAAGGAGCCAGAGGCCCCCCTGCAAGGGCACAGTCTTGCCACACATCCGGGCGTCGCCGCATCCACAGCAAGATGGCTTGCTCGTACATGGCGGTTAGCCATTGGTCTTTGTAGTACGTCTTGTAATAGATCGCTACAATCTGCCGTGCCTCAACTTCCGAGATGGTTCGCTCAAGGAACTTCTTAGCCGTGACTTCGCCAACAGGTTTGGCCTTGCCGTCAACAACGTACTTAGGCAAGCCCGGTATGTAGTCCGCTGTATCTCCGTGCAGCATCTGCAACCAGAACCACTTGCGACCATACACCTTGTCGTTGAAGACTAGGCTGTAGCAGTCGGCAGGCACATAGACCATGCGACGTGTCACCCAATCAAGGTGCCAGCCGGGGACCATACGCATGTCCTTGTCCTGTGTGTCGATGACCACATTCTCTGGCCCAAGCTCGTGCGAAAATTTGCCAAACAAATCGTCAGCTTCTGCGGTGGCCGTGGCCTCAACAGGGAAGGGGACTTGCCCGCTCTCCATCAAGGCACGAAGGTACTCCCAATTCTCGGGGCGTCGGCTGTTAGCCCGCTGCCCCTGATATGGTTTGACCGTAGCCACTGCGTAGCGGTGACCCTTCGGGCTACCTCGGGAGGTGAGCAGTAGCTTGACATGCTCGGCACCACACGCTGCTTGATCGCCTAGCACTTTGCTTATCAGGTACTGCCTAGCCATACCCGGCTCAGACTCTGCATTACCTGCACAGTAGTAGGCCAGTCCGTCAGCATCCACCAACAGCGTGCGGTGGCGTACTATAGGTACCGAACCGGAGGACATAGGGCTGGCCCCCGCAGCCGCTGCGATAGCTGCTGTGAAGGCCGTCATTCTGCTGCCCTAACTATCTTAATACGATTCGCCTGCTTAACCAGATCGTACAGCGCAATCCTGAATGCCTTGTCGGAGCGGGGGATAATCGCAGCAAGCTGACGCATAGCAAGCGCAGCGTGTTTGTAAGACTGAAACAGAATTCGGGAGTGCGTCAATATAAAATTGACCTCACCCTGCCTGACTGACCGGAAGCTATCGCCGTAGGTGCTGTCGTAATTCCAACCGGCCCGAATTAACTGGTCAGCAGCGGCATCCTGATTCTCTACGAGCACTACATAGTCCTTATCGGCACCTGTCCCGTAGGCATCGAAGCTACCTACGGGGGCCACATCCTCATGGGGTATGGCCGGTACCATTAAACGATGTCTCCGAGTGCGTCGGGCGCCGCAGGCTTAGCCGCCGTGGGTGCCAGCTCGGGGCTGAAGGTCTTGGCTGTCTCTTGTGACTCGGGTGCCTCGTCGTCCTGCTCATCCATAGCCGGGATGTCCAGCGGCTGGCCGGAGGACACAAGCAGTTCGTGCATCGGGGAGCCCACGAAGTTGGAAGCGCCCTTGATCTTGTTCTGCAACACGTTCTTGCTCTTGGCCTTGGCGGTCACAACGCCCTTGTCATCCTTGCGCTCGGGGTACTCGCCCTCAACAAAGATGCTAGACCACTGCTCCATGTCGGCATGGTCCCACAAGAAGCACTTGATCGGCGTGATAGCCGGGGCTACCTCAAGCACGCGCCAGCCGCCCTCAACCTCGTCGTCCTCTACGCGGGGCGGGGCAATGCTGAAGCCCGCTTCCTTGCTGTCAAGCTCAGCAGCGATGCCGACCTTGCCGTCCTTGCGCTTGTACTCGCGGTGGAACACCTCGCCCTTGTAGGGCTGGCCCAACAACTGAGCAATGTGCGTTGCCTCTTGCTTGTAGTTCAAGCGCTGGAACAACTTGAACAGTGCAGCCTTCTCGTTGAGGCTGAAGTTCAGCTCGATGCTGACACGGTGCGGAATCTTGGTGCCGTCGTCCAGTACCTTGGGCTGGTGGTTCTTACCGCTAAGCTCGAACACCAGCTCCACCTTCTCCTTGAGGGTGGGCTTACCAAGGTAGCTACCAGCCTGCTTGCCTAGCTCAACGTAGCTGACAAAGCGCAAGCGGGTAGGCCCCTTGGCTGGCGGCTCGTAGTCACCGCCGCCCCCGGCTGATGCCACGGTCATGTTAGTACCGGTTGCTGCGGCCTTAGCGCCGAGTGCTTTGAAGTCTATTGCCATGCGATGCCCTTAAATGAAAAGTAAGATAATGTTTGCGGCAGCGGTGCCGACGAAACAACCAACCGACACACAGACCAACACGGCCTGAGCATAAGCAGCAGGGCCATCTTCAAAAGATTCGTCGAGTGCTTTGTTAATTTTTGTCCCAAGTAGTTTCATGTGATTCCTTTAGATGTAGTTAGGGACAAAGCCCTTCATGTATTGCTCTCGCAATTCCTGCCGCAGCACTGCTGCTCGTTCCTTCAGGCCGGGTATCTTATCTTCGTCCATCATGCTAGCGCCCCATGAGGTATCGCTAGGCACGGGGAGTGGGATAGCCCAGCCGAATGTGTACGCCATGTAGTCGCTGGCCCCTTCCATGCAGGCATGAAGTAGGGCCGCTGCCTCAAAGGCCACGCTGTCATCAGCGTCCGTGTATACCGCGTCGTGAACCTGATTGACTAGCAGCGCCAGTCCTCCGAAGTTCTTCTCGCGGTAGTAAGAACGTACCGCCAAGTACATCGCAGCCTTAGCCCACTCACCGCCTGTGCCCTGCACTACGTAGTTACGTATCTCGGTAGGCGAGAAGCTAGCAG